GGGCTGCCCACCAATCAAGTTTACGGGTTTGAACCCGTACGGTGCAGCGGAAGATGCCATGATAGACTCCTTAGATTAACCTTTTCCGAAAGTCACCTTAGATTCCCTATTATGGAACAGGGGCATTCTAGGATCACTTTCGCGCATCAAGTTGTTATCTACAGAACGCATCTGGCTATTCGCTTGCTCTTGGTAATGACCATTGCGTTCGTCGATAAGCTCTTGGGGAGCTTTACAAAGCATCAGGCCACCTATAACTACATTGTCCTTAAAGCGGTCATTTTCAACGACTGCAAGTTCAATTTCGGGGTGATCTGAAGCCTTACATGCTTCCCAACCTTGTCTTAATTTAGAGGTTACATTGGTTGGATCAGCATTTCCGCGAGTAGCCACGCGAACCCATTTAAAGCCCCAACCCTCTTGCGGGTTAGGTGTCGGCAACGTCTCTGGCCTACGCCATGAACGCTTACGCGCTGCTTTCTCACGGGTGTTTAGCTCTCTATCGAGTCTGTTCTCAGCCATTATGTATTCCTCGCTAATTGTGCAACCTGTTTGGCGTATACGTCCAAAGGTACGTTAAGACGTTTTGCGATAGCAATTTGTGATTGAGTTAGTCGCACCTTGTTAGGTGAAGTGCTCCGCGTAGCGGGGGCAACCACATTGCTAGACTTCTTTTTAGGTTCCTCTGGTTCATCTACCCCGTCATCAAATTGTTCGGGGAATGTTTTTCGCATACGAGAATCAATTTTCTCGTAGTATTCATCAGATTGTGGATCAATCCCGTCTCTGACTAATTTGCTGTGGTATCCTAGTGCGAACGCCGTCATTTCTAGGTGATCGTCACTACCAAACCACGGGTTATTGTCCCTCCAAGATTCTAATCGTTCGTCCCTAACCGCTTGTGGTTGTTCAGATTTTCCAAAATCTTGGGGTATTGGTTGCTGTTGTACAGGTTTTTCTGACTCTTGTAAAGTCCTTGGTTTCAACCCAGATACTTTATCCGCCTTAATCTGGGCTTTGTTAAGAGCTTCCTGTGCCGTAATTAAGGCTTCAGAATCTCCAGAATCATAAGCATCCTTATACTGACGACGGGCTAAAAGCATGTCAGCTTCTACTTGTTTTTTAGCCTGTTCGATCATAGCGTTATGGCTTCTAGTTTCAACGCTTTTAAGTCGTTGATTTTCTTCTAAAAGCTGTTTTGCATACGCTTCGGCAGCTTCGCGCTCACGGAGTGCCTGTTCTTTAGCCCTACGCTCGTCGTGATAACTCCTGCTAAAATGCTGGATGCGCTTCTGAACTTTCTTTGCGTAACTTCCTAGCTCTTCGTCCGTAACGTCTTCGGGCGGATCAATGACTTCTTTATTTCTATCTCTGCGCGGAGTGTCGTCTTCAATTTCAATTTCGACTTCTCCAGCTCGCAAACTTTCTGTATCTTTTTGATTTTTAACAGATTTTGGTTTCTGTTGTATAGTTTCACGTCCAACGGCTGGTTCAACCTCTATGTTAGTATCAACCTCGTTATCCGCTTTAACTTCTACTTCTGTTAAGTTTTCTGCTTTTTCGTCAGGAAACTCATACTCTACTTGTTGCATAGCCATACTTTATACCTCATGCACGAGTAACTTTACTCGGATCGTTTACAACGGCTTCTACAGAATCATCGTTTAATAGACGATATTCCTGCTTACCGACTCTAAATCGTGTACCACTATTAGCACGAAACATTACATAATCTCCCCGTTGGCACCACGGGCCAGTAGGGAACCTATCTGCATCGGTGTACGCTTGATCACCCATATCGAGAACTACGCCAATCATCGAAAGAATGTACTCATCTCTCATGGTTTTTTCAGACTTCAGAAGGCCGCTTTCCCCATAAGTCTCTTCAATGTTTGGTAAGGCAATCAAAATTCTATACCCAACAGGTTTAGGTATTTGTTCCTCTAAAACTACTTCTTGTGCCTGTTGCTCTTCTATCTTTTGCTTACGTTTCTGTTCTAACGCAGTCATTTCAGTCATTTTCGTCGTCCAAAAAGTTACGCGAAAGGTCTTCGATTTCTCGTATTGCAGAGGTTAGACCCCGTATCACCCCGCAAATCTCACGGTACTGAGCAAAGTCTTTCGCTGCCCCAGCTACCAAGGATTCTTCGCAAGAGCGCTGTTGCTCTTGTAGTTTTTCTCTTAACACCTCAAATACTGTCTTCGCCACTGTTGTCCGGCCCTTTTATGTTTATAACGTGTTCGTATATTGTGCGTATCCACCACATAAACATATCTTCCGAAAGCTCATGTTTCATAAAGTTAATCCTACCTGCGACTAACTGTATATTTTCTCGTGTATATGCTTCGTGTGGTATTATCCGGTCTATACTTGCATTAAAGTCTTTCCGCCCACCGCCATCCTTATGGTGAGTTAGCACAACACCAGACAGCGCACACCTACCGTTCTGCTTGTACCACAAGTCGATCAAATCCTGTTTTGTAATAGCAAAGTCCGGTACGTTAGGGTGACTTCGGTTGTTCTTTCGATTTGTGTACGTATATTTAGCGTGTGTATATAAGCCAGCCAAAAAACCTTCTGGTGTAGAAGACCGCTTTATGCGAGCCTTTATATCTTTGCAAGCCCTGCACACCCGACGGTGTGGTTCAAACGCGTCTAGCGGTTTTACTACTTCGCAGTTTTTACACTTTCTATTCTGTGGCTCGACGTACAAAACTACCTGCCCTGTCCTCTGTACTTCTTGAAAGTCCGTTTCTGATCTCTGCTCATAGTGCTCCTCTTAATCGCACCACAACCAATAGATGTGCCTTTGACACCTTTGCCTTCCTGCATCATTTCATAGGTATTACGTTCTGCTTTTCTAGCCACCTCGGTTTACCTGCTGGGCTTTTGCTAAGTCAAGAATTGCTTTAGCTTCGTCTAAATCCTGTCTGGCGTTAGCTTGATCTGTTTGCGCGGCTATGCGGCTCGCTTCAAGTGAGGCGGTATTGCTTGCTTTCCTCTCTTCAAGCTGTAGTTTAGCCGCCGCTATCTGAACATCAGCTTGGTCTTTCTGTGCTTTACGCTGTTGTTCAGCCGCACGAATCTGTAGTTCCTGCTGTTGCATCTGAATAACAGGGTCTTGGGCTTGTTGTTGCGCCGCTTGTCTTGCCGCTTCTGCCTGTTTCTGTTGAGTAAGCTGTTGTCCACCTTCAGCAATAAGAGATGCCAACAAGTATTCATCACGTTCGGAGAGGTTTTCGTTCGGCGGCGGTAAGGGCACACCAAGTTTTTCTTCCATCTGTTTACGGTAATCAAACGCTACGTGTTCTGCTACATGAGCCATAAGTGCGGCTTGCATACGCTGTGCGGCTGGGTTTTGCCCAACAAATGCAGCAATCTGTGGGTCTTGCATAAAAGATTGATGCGCGGCTATGTGAGCGGTGTGATCCTGATAAACAAACGCTTTTATCGGTTTGCCATTAAGAATATTCATATTCTCGCTGACTGGATCGGTAGGTTTAATGTCGTCAGTTGTTGGTACAAGTTTATCAGCGTTCTTTATTCCAAGAACCTCAATCATCTGACGGTGTAGTTGTGGCAAGTCATATATTTGTGGGGCGGCCTGCGCCATTTGCAAGACAGCTTGATATTGAACTACGCGTTGAGCCATCGTGCTGCTGTTGGGATCGCTGACGGGAATTACTTCCACCACGGCGTAGTCATCTCGTTTAGCACGAGGTTCGCCGCGATCAGGCACATACATGTACTCTTCCGGAGCGTACTCAGCAATGATAGCGCGGAGTAACTTAAACTCCTGTTTCATTGAATAATGTACGCGGGCTTGAACTGCTGCCATCGGTTTAAGTGTTCTTTCCAGTAAGGCAAGAGTAGTCCCTACTGGCGCGTTGGCACTCATATCACTGATATTCATGTCTGAGATTGCTCCCAAACGACGACCTTCTTCAGTGATTTGGTTTAACAACGCCAGTAGGGTCTGGGAAGGCTCTTTATATGGTAGCGGCATGATGTTGTCGCGGATGGAACCACTAGGTACATCCACATCACGGAACTCGCCGGGGCCAATCGGTGTATCGTCACCTTTAACTCTAAGCCCACGCGACTTCAAACCGCCCGGTAGATTTGACAATGTACCAGCATCAACAAGCTGGCGAATAATAGAGGTGCCCGCACGAGCGTAGCCACCGACAATATGTATCAAACCAAGACCGTAAAAACCAAATCCGGGCACATAGTTATAATGAACAAAATGCTGGCGTTTTAACATTAACGAGTCATCTGGGTTCCAGTTACGGCGTATAGCCAATACTGTCCCTTGACCCCGTTCAATAGTCACTACGTAAGGTTTTGCAATATCTTCGTCATCTTCCTCATCAAGTCCTTCGATGACAAGATCAGCGTGAATCTCATAAATAGCGTAACGGTCATCATCTGTTATGGAGTAGCCGCCTTCGTCAGCTTTCTTCTCTTCAATGTCCGTACGGTATGGTTGTGGCTCACCAAGATTAACATCTGTATAGAATCCAGCGGCCTGTAGCTTTTTAATTTCGTTCTTAGTCTTACGCATAACATGCGTAACACGTTCGGCACTTTCAATATTAGAAGCGCCATAAGGTACAACAACATCTTCAGGTGGAATGAATATAGCGACTTGTCGCCCAATATTCGGGTCATAATAGACTTTCTTAAACGCAGAACCCGCAAGCCCAAGGGTATAAAGCAACCGCTCGTGTTCAGGACGGTACTCCACCATAACTTCAGTAAGTTCGTAGTTCATGTCAGCCTTTACACGCAAGGCTGCATCTTCTTTTTCTTTAGTTATTTCGCCAATTATCTTAGTTTTAACAGGGCCAGAAGACGGGAAAGTCTCTGACATAGACTCGGCTTGGAACCTTATAGCTGCTTCGGCAAGCACAGTGCTGTACACACCGCAGGCATCTTCCCACGGCATAGTGCGGTCTTCGTACTTAAAGCCTAAGACTTCAAGCCCTTTAACAAAAGTATCAGCCCAATCTTTCCTGCTAGTTATATCGGCTTGGACGTAACCAAGTAAGTCTTGCGAAAGTTCATTTACGATACCTTCGTCTAAATATTCCACTAAGTTAGCATCAAATGGTACGGACTCCGCATCATTAAGTTCTTCACCAAAAGTTATTTCTACACTACCGTCTTCAAGCTCAACTTGCACGGGAGTGTCGGACATAACATCCATAGCTACAACGGTATCTGCGTCGTCTAACAACCCTTGTTGGGCCTCGTATATGTTTCTTTCTATAGCCATGTTATTTCTCTGCTTCCCACTTCTTCAGGGGGCAAAAAGAACCTTTAAAAAATACTTTAGCGGGCATTAAACAGCCGCATTGTTTACACCTGTTCAATTTCGGTGTTAACTCTGGGCAACTCTGACAAATACTTAGCCTTGTTTTTGCCATCTCTTTCACTTCTGGAGTGAATAACGATAAGTTCTTAGTTATCCATTTCCGCGAGTCTGCGTCCAGCATTAATAAAACCCACCGTGTCTGTAACCTTTAAAATAACGTTGCTCTTCTGGCTCGTCTGTCGGTAGGCGTAAGAACCCACCCTGTCTAAACCGCATAAGCGCCATTACTGTGCTGTCCACCAAGTCATCATGTGACATAAACGGAAAACCCGCTATCTCCTCTATAACTTCTTCAGCCCAACGTGTTTGTGGAACCCACACTAAACCGCTTTTAATTATATCTGCAACGGAATTTAACCGCGCCATCTTATCACCTGAACCCCGGTGAGGGGTATACTCTTGGACGACTAAACCCATGCGCCTAAGTTCTTGATATAACGGCGTTCCGCTTCCTTTCTTTTCAACGATAAACGCATCCGGCTCCCAGTGCAAATACTCTTTATACGCTAGTTCTTTTAATTCAGGGAACTCCAGACGTTCTTTGACGCTGTTTAACAAGATTATCTCGTAGCGATCTTGGTCATTATTAAAGAATACGCCCCAAGTTGTCATGGCTGTAAAGTCAGCCCGATTATGCGTTTCAGCGGCAGCGTCCAGCGACATAATCATGTATTCACACTTGGGTGGAAGCTCTTCTGTCCACTCATTCCACCATTCGCGCTTAACTAGCGCGGCTTCTTCGGCGGTTGGTTGCTGTTGGTACTGCGCATTCCACTGAAATAGCGGCATTGAAGCCTTTGTTCTATGCAGTGCGTCTAGGTTAAAAAACTCAGGCCAGAGGGGTTTTTCAACAAACGAATCACCCTTTTCAACCTCTAAAATCGCTGGAAATTCAACGATTTCGTATTGATCTGCCATCTCATTCTGGGTCATATCGCGGGTTACGCGGCCTGTCAGATCGTCCAAATGCCACCTAGTCTGGATAATAGCTACGCGGCCCCCCGGCATAAGACGAGTACGGGCACCAAAAGTGAACCATTCGTACGCTTTATCAAAAACCTCAAAGTTACCGTTCAAAACATCCTGTTCTGAGTGGGGGTCATCAACCAGAAGCAAGTGCGCACCACGACCAGCAATCGAGCTACCGATACCACAGGCGAAATACTCCCCGCCTTTGTTGGTATTCCACCGCCCCGCTGATTTAGAGTCTATGGCAAGCTGTACTTCAGGGAATATTTCTTGATATTGGGGCGTATTTATGAGGTTTCGCACCTTTCTACCGAAGTCCACCGCAAGGTCAGTGGTGTGAGACACCATCATTACCTTTTTATCGGGGTTCCTACCCAGAAACCACGCCGGGAAGTAGATAGAAACAAGCTGAGACTTACCATGACGGGGTGGAATATTGACACAAATACGGTCTTTTCCCGTTCCATCAACCGGTTTACCGTCAAAGTTATACTCCCGCCCCTGCTCGATCTCCATCAACAGGTCTGCCAAGATGCGGTGGTGCTTCCCAACCTTGTAATCGGGCTGCATCAGGCAACAAAAGTCTATTAAATCCGCTTTTGCCGCCTCAATTTTCTGACGATTCTGGTACTCATCTATGGTTTTTAGCAGTTCTTCCTGCTCTTCGACCGTATAAGTATCAATATTTGCCAGTAACAGGTCTAAATCTTGGGGGGAGAACCCTAAATCCGCAGCAGTAACGCCCATTACTCCCCGTCCCCCACCACTTCCGGCACAACTTCAGCCTCGTAAACGCCTTCCGCTGTCTGTTTTAGCTGGAGTAAGCGCTCTTGTAACTTCTGTTTAATGTCCTTAGAACTCTGGTGGGTAACGGTAACTTCTTTTTTATCCGCAAACAGGGCTACATCCCCCATCTTGCCTAGTAATTCCAACGCTTTGATGCGTATCCGGGCATCGGGGTTCTCTGTTTCCAGAATAAGTTTATTAACAACAGTGTGACGGATTTCGGCAGCATGGGTAGCTACGATCTTTCCGTACTCTTTGAGGATTCCATGTGTCTCTATTAACGAGGCGGACGTAAGTTGCGCAACGCGAGTAGCGGTAGCGGCTTTGGATGTCTTTTCTACGTC